CTAAATATCCTATTAATTTTGCATGATTAGATAATTTATCTTTTTTTACCATTATATATAAATTTATATATTTATTGTCTCTCAAATGTTAAAAGTGAAGTTTGATATGGTACAATAACACCAATAGATGATTTATTAGAAATATCATCAAAATTAGGCGTTTTATTCATAATCATAAATTTCTCACCATCCATATAATTACCTATATAGAAATAACATTTATTCATATTATTTTCCATTAGCTTACCAATTAAATTTTTAGGAATACAAAATATTACAAATACACATTTTGAAAAATAAATTTCATTATTATTTCGATCCATTTCTATCCTAGTCTCAGCTTTATCAAAACCTGCAATGTAAAATAATACGGTTTCATCACTTTCTTGAAGATTATTGGAAACAGTTGATATAATTTGATCATCACTAAGATTTGACATAAATTTTAAATCTAATGATATTTCTTGTCTATATCTCTTTGAAATTAAAACGTGATAAATATTATTTTCTGTTGTATTTATAATATCATTTAAATTATTTGAATGAATTACCTCTTCACTACTTTCTACTTGTTCTTCTTTTACTTCCTCATCTATATCTAATGCTTCTTCACGCTTTCTTTTTTCTCTATTGCAAGGTTCATCTGGAGAAATAAAATAGTCTCCTGAAGCATCCATTTCCCAAAGACCACGAGATGTCATATTTTATATTTTTAAAAAAAAAATATATTTTTTCAATTTTTAAAAATATTATTTAAATTAATTTTTCATAAAATTCTATTACTTTTTTGTATAATTTTATTTTACTTGGACAGAATGCAATTAAATATAATCCTTCTAAAGAGACCAATCTAGAAAGAGCCACATAAGTTTGACCACATTCAAATATATTTTGTCCAATATCAATTTGGGCTGATTCTAATGTTAAACCTTGTGCTTTATGAATAGTAATAGCCCAAGCATGTATTAAAGGAATTTGTTTAATACCAATTCCTGGTATAATTTCACTTTTCCATAAATGCTCTTTTATAATTCTAATTTCTCCATTTTTAAATTTTACAATTGGCAAATCATCTTTAATATCTATAACTATTCCTTGAGATCCATTTACAATGGCATTTGTACCTTCAATATCAATATTGGCAATACACATTACTTGGGCTCCTACTTTTAATACTAGCTTTTCTTCAGCTAAAATATTATTCTTTAAATATCTTAATTCATAATTTTTATCCTCATTAGTAAATTTATTTTTTTCTTCATCATCTTGATTGTGTTCTTTTAGATTATATTCTTTACCCACAATTTCTAATTTTGATAATTCAGTTTGGTTAATATAATCAACATTTTTTCTTTTTGCTAATAAAATTGGAGGTTTAATTAACATATCAGGTTCGGGATCTCTAATATATTTATTTAAAATTTTAAGTGATGAAGATTTTAATTTTCCAGTTCTTATTTCTGATAAAATTTTTTGATACTTTGGATCTTTTTGTCTAAAAATTGTTTTGAGTAAAATTTGGTTTTTAAATGTTAAATTGAATAGTTCACTTTCAAAACAAAAATTTATTGATTTTTCATCATCCTCTTCTCCAATTGGAGGTAATTGATGAAAATCTCCTGCAAAAATAATTTGAATACCTCCAAAAGGTTTTTGGTTTTTTTTTATTATTTTAGCAATTGTATCTAAAATAATAAATAATTTTTCAGATAACATACTTACTTCATCAATAATCAATAATTCTATCGAATTCCAATTTTTTCTTCGAAATTTACTTTTAATTACTCTAGAAACCACATCATTTATACTTCCTCTTGCTAAGCCAATACCTGCCCAAGAATGTAATGTATTTGCTTTACAATTTAGTAAAACAGCAGCACAACCAGTCATTGCACACACTTGAAATTTTTTTTCTTTTTCTTTGGCATCATTTGCAATTAATTGAATTATTTTTGTTTTACCAGTTCCACCGACACCAGTAATAAATAAATTTTCTCCATTTATATATTTTTCAAAAACCAATTCTTGTTCTTTTGATAAATTCATATTATATTTATTTTTTAATATAAATATTTAATCAATTTTTAAATTAAATATAGGGAAAAGAAGCAGAAGATGCAATCGCACAAATTCCTATAGAATTTTCACTTTCTTCTCTTAATATTCTTACATATCCTTTCTCTCCCCATTCTTCTCCCCAACTATTTTTAACTAGCCAATATTTAACTCCTTCATCTTCTCCATAACCTACTACTAATACTCCATGATCTACATTTGTTCCACAACTATCATTTTTAATAATTCCACCTGTGTATTCTCTAAATATAGGTTGATCTGCTTGAATTCCTACAGATACAGGACCCATAAAAGCTACAGCTTCTTTTAGAGCTAGTTGATTATTTTGAGGAATAATTTTACAACCAGTAAATTCAATAGGAGAATCACATGTAATACATTTACCATCCTTTGCCTTATATGGATCTTCATCTTCACTACAAACTAGATTTTTTGATACATATTCAAATGCATCAATCATCTCTCCACCATTGCAACCATTATCTTTTTTAACACAATCCAGTAATTGCTGTTCTGAAAAAGATTTAAGTATCCCACTATAAATAGCATATGCTCCTTCCATTGCCCCAGTAGCTGAGAAAGTCCAACAACTTCCACAATGACCTTGATTTTTGATGGGAGTAACTACACCCTCTTCTCTCCAGTCAATCGATTCTGGTATTAAATAATCATAATTTGAATTAGTTAAAATATGTTCAAAAAGGGTACATTCTGTATCAGAAACTTCAAGATCTCTCATTTTCATACAATGATTTTCAGAAAATCCTCTTGTAATTTCCAAAAATAAAGAAAGCAGAAAAAAAATTTTCATCATATTTAAAATAATTAATTATTTTTTAAGTATTTTAAATTTATTCTATAAACCATTTTTTTTTAGTTCCACCCATATATGGATAAGCATATTTATTATTAATTAACCAATCGTTAATATTTTCTTTTAAATCATCTTTAGTATTTAACTCTACCAATAATCTGCCATATTTATCAAATTCTAAACATTTTACACTTAAAACATTATTTAGTATTTTTTCTCTCAATTTATTTCTTACCTCATATCCAAATTCTTTTTCTTTTTTATTCTTTGTTCTTAGTTCAGGTGTATCAACTCTTGCTAAACGGCAATTCCATTTAAATAGTTTATTATTCAGAGGAAGATCTAAAACAATAGAAACTGTATCGCCATCATAAACTGATATTACTTTTCCATCGATTATTTCATCCTCTAACGAAAATTTTTTAGTGTTAATGTTGTAATTATCCCAATCAACCATATACTTATATAAATAAAAAACTTTAATATAATATAATATATTATATATAATGGGTCGTCATTCAGTTTTTAATTATGAAGATACCCCTGGTTTGGTTACATCTAAAGGATGTGTTATTAATAAATATAAATATAAGCCAACAGAGTCAACATCAAATGAAAAAGAAATAATAAATTTAATCAATAATTTTAATAGATTTATATTTATTAGAATCGGTGGTTCAAAAAAAACCAATGATTTTGAGATTTTTTGTAATAACCTACATTTAATAAAAAAAAATTGTATATTAATTACTTGTGATGGTGTTAGACCAATGCCTTCCACATTTCCAAAAGAAATGATAGATAAAATTCTAAATAATTCATATATTAAATATTGGTATATTCAAAATTATGATAGAACTATTGAGCATGAAAAAATGGGTTTTATGCCAGTTGGATTTGATCTTCATACATCAAAATGGTTTGTAGATGGTTCTGTAAATAAAAAAATAAGATTTATGATTAAAACAAGACTAGAAGGTGATAAAAAAAAAAGGAAAAATAAAATATTTAGTGATAGCCACAATTCTCCAGCTCATTCAGAAAGAAACGAAGTTAAAGATATAATTAAAAATAATAAATTATTTCATCTTCAAAATGATAGAGTAGATTTTAAAGAAATAACAAAAAAATATAATGAATATAACTTTGCTATTTCTCCACGTGGAATGGGATTAGATTGTCATAGAACATGGGAATTATTTTTAGCTGGGGTAATTGTAATACTAAAAACTAGTAGTCTAGACCAAATGTATTTACAAAATAATCTACCTGTTATAATATTAAATGAATGGTCAGAATTAAAAGATCTTACAGAAGATAAGTTAAATCAATATTTACAGGAAAATCAGGAAAAGAGAAGTTTTCAAAATATAATGAGTAAATTAACATTTGAATTTTGGTTATCTAGACGATATAAATCTTAAATATATAAAGATTGGTTAGTAGCTATAAATTTTAAAGTTAATTGAGGAATTTTAATTAACTTTTCTTTTAATTCTAAATTATTAACTATTTCACATATTTTTTCTAATTCTAAAGAAATTGTATTAATCTTTAAAATAGCTTTGATAAAATCTCCTAAAAAAATATTTTTTTCATTTTTGATTTTTTCTAGTAAAATTAAACATTGATTTTCATTTTCTGCTTTTATCCAGTCAGGTAATATATCTAATAAATCAAAGTGAAAAATAATTTCAGAGTCATTTGGAATAAAATTTTTACTTTGAATATCTTCATAATATTCAGATATTTCTTTAATATTTTTAGTTACATCAACTAAATTGTATATTGGACAAGTAAAATATTTATAATTTTCGTCTACATTAATGTTAGTAAAACAGCTAAAAATTGAAATTAAGTCTTCTGATGAATATTTTTTGAATCCATTTTCTCTGAAATATAGTTCAGATAATATTAAAGAATGAACTTCTTGAATTTGAGAAGCTATAATACCTTTTTCTAAAATTTTAAAATCATTATCAATAAATAAATTTTTACTAAGATGACTAATTATATTTTGAACGTTATTTTCAATATAATTTATTACAGAATTTCTATAAGTTATATTCTTTTTCTGTTCTTCAATTAATTGTTCATAAATATCAAATTGTTTTATATCGTTCTCTATTGAATAATTATTTTCAATATCTTGAATTTGTTTTTGTATTTTTTTCTTTTGATTATTTCTTAGATTGGTTTGAGATTTTAATTTTTTATATTCTTGAAGAGTTGTTAAAGGTGTTTTGAGATTATCAATAATTAATTTATAGTCATTAATTTTATCTTCAATTTCTTTTTCCAAAGCTAAATAGTAACTTTGTTCTTTTGCAAGATTTTCACTTATCATACTTCTAGAGATAAAATTTTTAAATTCTTCTAGTGTAAAGTTTTCATTACTATTATTTTGATAGATTATGTTTAAAATCAAATTAAATGAAATTTTAAATTTAGAAGTTAATAATTTTGCTCCTCCAGTTAATATTTTTTTATAATTTATTTGATCCATTTTGAATAAATTATTACAATGGATAACATGACCAATTTTATCTAATCCTCTTCTTCCTGCTCTACCAGCCATTTGCGTATATTCATGACTGTAAAGTTCTCGTTGTCCATTACCATCAAATTTATAAAGACTAGTAAATATAACAGTTTTAGTAGGCATATTGATACCAACTGCAAAAGTTTCTGTAGCAAATAATAATTTTATATAATTTTTTTCAAATAATAATTCTACAATCTCTCTTAAAATAGGCATTATTCCTGCGTGATGAATAGCAATTCCTTTCTTTAATAGATCAATAAGATCAATATATTCAGGTAATTTTAGATATTCTTTATAATTAGGTAGTTTTCTCATTAAAATTTGTTTACATTCATTTTCAATAATATTAGGAGTTTTATCTTCGGGTTTATAAAGACTAAAGTTTATTTCTTTGGCAGCTATTTCAACATTTTTTCTTGAAAAAATAAAACATAAAGCAGGTAACATATCATTATTATTTAAATATTTGATAATATCATTTAATACATATTGTCTTTTAATAAAATTTTCTTGTTCAATTAATTTTTGATATTTAATTAAATTCCTGAAATTATCTTCATTAAATTTATTATTTTTATCAGATAGAACTATAGGTTGATTAATGTAGTTTTTAAAATTTTCATCTATTTTATTATATTTTTTTTTAGTTTGATTTAACACACTTAACCAATTATAATGTATAAGCGGGACAACTCTAGTATAAGTGGAACATAAATATACATTTTTTTTATGATTTTCATTGTATTTTAAATCTTCTATCCATTTTGCAAAAATTTCAGGCTTATCAATAGTAGCTGATAACATAATTAATTGAATATGAGATGGTAATAAAATTAAAGATTGTTCCCAGACAGATCCTCTATCATCATCACTTATATAATGAACTTCATCAAAAACTACAGCACCTAATTCATTTTGAAAATCCATTTCAAATGATAGAAGTGGAGAGATTTTATTACTGTCTTCTTTTTCAATGATTTGTTTATTAAATAGGGTATTTCTTAAAATTTCAGTTGTCATAATTAATACATCGGCTTCAGGATTATCCTTTATATCTCCAGTTAAAATTCCAAATGAAATCTCTGGAAATTTATTTCTAAAATCATATAATTTTTGATTACATAAAGCCTTAATTGGTCCTGTATATATAACCTTTTTTCTCTTATTTTTGAAGTATTTAATAGCAAATTCAGCGGGTAAAGTATTATGTGTAACTATAAAATTACCTAAAATAAATTTATGATTACCGTCAAGTTCAAAACCATAATAATTATCAATTCCTTTTGCTTCTATTTTGAAAAAATATTCTAATGCAGGTTTTTTAATTATTCTTTCTTCCTCACATTTTTTTCTTTTACATAATACTGGTATATCTGTAAGACCATCTCCAAAAATAGTTATCTTATTATATTGACCTTCTCTTTTTAGATTTTTATACGTACAACTTTTAATAACCTTTTTACATTTACAAGCAAATCCTAAACTTTTAGTAAGATATACTATATCCTTTGCTAGTGAGTTATTTTTCAGAGAAATTTCGTAAGTTTTACAATAATAATAACCATCACTATCAATTAATCCTGCTAATAATTTTAATCTATTCTCTCGGGAATTTATTTTATAATCATCAGGAATATGTTTATTGTTTAATAAATTATAATTTCGTAGAATTGTTGTTATATTATTTTTTCTACCATTTCTCGTATATTCTTTTAATGTATGAAAACTATACTCATAATTGCTTATAAATTTTAAAAAACAATCATATTTTAT